TAAATCATAATAAACAAAAATAAACTATCGTTTGAAGTTTTAATCATATATTTATATATGAATAATACTAATGCGCAAAATAGTATGTTTACCTCAAAAATTAAAAAGTTAACTTAGGAGAAATTCAATGGCCGAAAAAATTATAAGTCCTGGTGTATTTACGAATGAAATAGACCAGTCTTTTCTACCTTCCGCTGTGGCTGATATAGGAGCTGCGATAATAGGACCAACCCTTAAAGGTCCCGCAGGAATACCTACTGTTGTAACATCATATTCTGATTTCCAAGCGAAATTCGGAGATGTTGTTAAAAGTGGTTCAAATTCATTTCAATTCTTAACATCACATGCAGCAGAAGAATATTTAAAAAATTCAGATGCATTAACTGTAGTTAGGGTAATGGCAGCTGGAGGTAGTTCAGTTGCACCAGCTACATCCGATGTACTAACTTCTGATAGTACTACTGTTACTGGAGATGCAACTGCAATTGGTAGTTTAGCAATAACATCATTTGCTGAAAGTGCAACTATATTTGTTAGTTCATCTGCTATAGCTCAAACAACATTCGTTGGACAGGAATCACCAAACACAGATGCATCAGATGACACTATTAGATTCTTTCATATAGGTGATAATCTAGGAGAATATATTGATAATTTTGTTACTGAATTTAATGCAGTTTCTAAATTTAGTGGATTCGTTGCTAGTAATCTATCAAATACAACAATAGTTGTGTCAGGTTCATCTGCTGGTACTTCAGCAAATGGATTAAATTTTTCATCTGGTAGTGGAACAACTATTGTAGCAGGAACAGAAACAGCAGGTGGTACTGATACAGCTGGAACTTCAACAACCTCTTTTACATTAGAAACATTAGCTGATGGAACAATAATGAACAACTCTAGTACTACTGCTACAACAAACAATATATTGTTAAGTGGTTCAAAACATAATGTTAGATTTGAAGTTACTTCAAAAAATAATAACAAAGGTACTTTTAATTTAGCAATTAGAGCTGGTAATGATAATATTAAAAGAAAACAAACACTTGAAACATTCAATAATTTAACATTAGATCCTAATTCAACTAATTATGTTGCAAAAGTAATTGGTGACCAAAATCAAACTGTTCAAACTGATAATGGTGTAAAATATATTAAATTAGATGGTGATTATCCAAATGCTTCAAGATTCGTAAGAGTTAAAAGTGTTACTACACCTTTAGTTGATTACTTAGATGAAAATGGAAACGTAAGAGTTCCTGCAAATTCATCTTCGTTACCGGCTGTAGGTAGTGGTTCAAATCAAGGTGGATTTACTGGTGGTACAGATGGACATAGTGGATTTGATGCTCTTGGTAATCATAATGGGGATAGTGGAGTAACTGCTACTTTCTATGAAAACATAGAAGAAAACAATTCACAAGGACTTGACCCAACAGCAGCTAATGATGGTGAAGATGCTTATAAAGAGGCTCTTGACTTACTTGCTAACCAAGATGAATTTGATATTAATCTAATCTTATTACCAGGTATCATAGATTCAGTTCATACAGCAGTTGCTGCTAAAGCAATTGATGTTTGTGAATCAAGGGGAGATTGTTTTACAATTCTTGACCCGGTTCCTTATAACTCAACATTAGCACAAGCTACTGCTAGAGGTGAAGCTAGAGATTCAAACTTCGCAGCTATGTATTGGCCTTGGGTTAAAGTACCTGATAATCAACTTGGTGTTCAAAGATGGGTGCCACCATCAACAGTATTGGGTGGAATATATGCATTCAATGATAGAGTTGCTCATCCATGGTTTGCTCCGGCTGGTTTAAATCGTGGTGGAATCACAACTGCTATACAAGCTGAAAGAAAACTAACACAAGGTAATCGTGATGATTTATATGATTCAAATGTTAATCCAATTGCTACATTCCCTGGACAAGGGGTGACTGTATTTGGACAAAAAACATTACAGAAAAAGTCAAGTGCTTTAGATAGAATCAATGTAAGACGATTATTAATCAGAGTTAAGAAGTTTGTTGCTTCTTCTTCAAGATTCCTTGTATTTGAACAGAATACAGCGGCAACACGAAGAAGATTCTTGGGAATTGTTAATCCATTCTTAGAACAAGTTCAATCACAAAGTGGTTTGAGTGCGTTTAGAGTAGTGATGGATGAAACGAATAATACACCTGACACAATTGATAGAAATCAATTAGTTGGACAATTATTCTTACAACCAACAAGAACTGCTGAGTTTATTGTATTAGACTTTACAGTACAACCAACTGGTGCTTCTTTTCCAGAGTAGTAGTTAGTTAAAATAAACTAAAGAAAAGGGATTTATTTAAATATAAGTCCCTTTTTTTTATATTTTTAGATATTTATATATGAATTAAAGGTTTAAGTATTTTAATAGGAGAAATTAAATGGCTGAATTATTAGAACCACAAGATATAATGTTTACCCCTTTTGAGCCAAAGCTCAAAAACAGATTTATAATGCAAATAGATGGTATTAATGCATACTTGATTAAAACTATGAATCGTCCACAAGTTGATTCGGATGAAGTAGTGTTAGAACATATGAATGTAACAAGATATGTTAAAGGTAAAACAAGATGGCAACCATTAGAGATTACTTTATACGACCCAATCGTACCAAGTGCTTCTCAACAAGTAATTGAGTGGGTTAGATTACACCACGAATCAGTTACTGGTAGAGATGGATATGCTGACTTTTATAAGAAAAACATAACATTTAATGTTTTAGACCCAGTAGGTGCTGTAGTTGAAGAATGGGAACTAAAAGGTGCATTTATTCAAAGTGCTAATTTTGGTGACTTAGCATTTGACTCATCAGATCCTGTTGAAATCAGTTTAACATTACGATATGATTACGCAATACTTAAATTCTAATAAAATACTTAACTGAAATATAAGAAAACCCCCAATACAGAAGAAATATTGAGGGTTTTTTTATTTAATATATATTTATATATGAAATGAGGATGTTTATATGAAAACAACATTTGAAGAAATAATAGAAATAGTTTTAGACCACGAAGGTGGATATGTAAATGATCCAGATGATGCTGGTGGTGAAACCAAGTATGGAATCGCTAAAAGATGGTATCCTGATGTGGATATTAAAAATCTAACAAAAGAACAAGCAAAGAAGATATATCACACAGACTATTGGAGACGAGGTAAGTGTGATTCAGTTCCTCCACAATTAAGACATATTTATTTTGATATGTGTGTTAATTTCGGTAGAAAAGGTGCTGTTAAAGTATTACAACAGGCTGCTAATTCTAAGAATAGAAACAAAATTAGTGTAGATGGTGGAATAGGACCAAATACAATAAATGCTATACAGAAAATAAGTGTAGATGTAGTAAGAGCATATCGTGTGTTACGATTTGCAAACATAGTTATAGACAAACCAAATCAAGAGAAATTTTGGTTAGGTTGGTTTAGACGAGCAATAGAAGTTTAACCAAAGTTACAGGAGAAAGAAAAATGTCAACAAAAAATTTATACAACGAAATAAAAGAACTATTTGAACAATTTGAAGAAAATCATACAGTATTTTCAGAAAAAGGTACAAAAGCAGCTGGTGGTAGAGCAAGAAAAGCTATCGGTGAAATCAAGAAGTTAGTTACAGGTTATAGACAAGCGTCTGTTTCCGAATCAAAATAATCGGAGGTTACATATGTCAGATAATAAATTTCCAAGTGAAATAATTGATTTACCAAGTGAAGGTAAATTATATGGAAAAGATTCCCCATTAGCAGATGGGAAAATAGAAATCAAGTATATGACTGCAAAAGAAGAAGATATATTAACATCACAAAACTTAATTAAAAAAGGTGTTGTGATTGACAGGTTATTGGATTCATTGATATTAACCAATGGTATAAAATCAGATGATTTAATACTTGGTGATAAAAATGCAGTTATGGTAGCTGCTAGAGTTTTAGCTTATGGACCAGAGTATGTTTGTGATGTGACAAATCCAAATACAGGTGAAACATCACCACAAACTTTTAATTTAGCTGATTGTCCATTTAAAAAACTTCCAGATGGTGTTACAGAAAATAAATTTGAAGTAGATTTACCAATATCAAAGAAAAAAATTACTTTTAAATTATTAACTGGTAAAGAAGAAAATATAATTGAAAACGAGTTAAAAGCATCAGCTAAAATTAACTCTGAAGTGAAGCCTGAACTTACTACAAGACTACGACATACTATTACATCGGTAGATGGTGATGAATCACAAGCTACAATTAATAATTTTGTTCAAATATTACTCGCTAGGGATTCAATACATTTAAGAAAAGAAATTAGAAAAATATCACCTGATATTGAATTATCACAAGAAATAGAAATAGGAGGTGATTCTGTCTTGGTAAATATACCAATGACAGTTGGGTTTTTTTGGCCTGAGTCCGAGTGATAAAAAGTCACTTCACGAACAAATATTCTCATTAATATATTATGGGGAAGGATTTACACATTCCGATGTATATGATATGCCTATATATTTGAGAAATTTCTATTATAAAGAATTAGCAGATACCCGTAAAAAAGAAAATGATGAAATAAAAAAAGCTAATCAAAAAGTATCAAAGCAGTCATCAAATCCAAGATTTAAAAGGTAATTTCTTACAATTTTGATATTTATATATGAATAGATACATCTAAACAGGAGAGTATTGTGTCAAAGAAAAAATCATATATGGATAAAAACAATATTTTGAAAGAAGGTATTGTAACCTCTACAATTGAACAGCTTTTTAAAAAATTTATAGTTCCAAAAACTCTTAAAAACAATAAAAAATTTACATCATCTTTAGATGATTTAAACGATTCTGTATCCGATTTAGAAAAACACATAAATGACGAGTACAAAAAAATGGGTTCTAAAAAAAGAGTAAATATCAAACCATATAAATTAAAAGACTTCATAAGGAAATAAAATGGCCAGTAAAGCTAAACTATCTGCGCAAGAAGAATTACTTGAACTCTTATCAAGTGAGAATGATTTAGTAAAAAAATCTACTGAACTTTTATATGACCAACTTGATAGCCAAAAAAACATTTCAGCAGCACAAAAAAACCAAGTTAAAACTTTAAATACGATAGTTAGTACTGAAAAAAGTAGTATAGATATTAATGATAAACTTATTATTTTAAAAAACAGAGCAAAAGAAGTTAATGATAAAACACTCGATAGTGAAATTAAAAGATTAAAAGTTCAAAAAGCAGGAACAACTGCAGTTCAAGCTCAATCTGAAGCATTACTGTCAGGTTTAAATAAATCTCTTGATATGTTTAAAAAGATTCCTGGTGGTGGAATGGCGTTAGAGGCGATGGGACTTGGTTCAAAAAATATGGGTAAGTTACAAAAGAATATGTCACAAGTAGTTACAGGTGGTATGAAATTTAAAAATGTAACTAAAGGTTTACCAAAAGGGTTTGGTAAAACGGCTATGAAAGCTGGAGCAATTGGCATAGCACTTGGAGCTGCTTATAAATTATTATCATTTATTTCAGGAATAGTTGATAAATTAGGTAGTTCATTTGGAGTTATTGGAGGTCAAACAAGTAAATTTCAAAACGATATGCTGGACGCGTCAGTTAATGTAATATCTTTAGGTAAAAGTACAGAAGATGTTGTAACAGTTGTATCCACTTTATCTTCTGAATTTGGAATAGGATTAGAAACAGCTGTTGGTATAACTGAACAAATTTTAGACACCGCTGTAGCTACTGGAATGGCAACTGGAGAAGCTACAAAACTATTTGGTACATTGATAACAATAGGTAATTTAACTGCCGACCAAGCCGAGAATTTAACTGAATCAACATATCAATTAGCTGCACAGAATAAAGTAAATCCATCAGTAGTGATGCAAGACATAGCACAAAGTTCAGAAACAATTGCTAAGTTTGGAGCCAGAAATTTAAAAAGTATTTCAAAAGCAGCTATTCAAGCTAGACAACTTGGATTGAATTTAAGTGATGTAGCTAGTATTTCGGATGGGATGTTAGATTTTCAATCATCATTAACTGCAGAATTTGAAGCTGAAGTTTTATTAGGTAGAGATTTAGAATTATCAAAAGCCAGAATGTTAGCATTAGATGGTGATTTGAATGGTGTGATGAAAGAAATAGTTAAAAATGTGGGTAGTGAAGCTGAATTTAATAAATTAAATGTAATAGAAAGAAAATCATTAGCAAAAGCTCTTGGTATGAATATTACACAACTTAATAAAATAGTTTCATTACAAGATAAATCTGTTGTTCAACAAAAAAACTTTGCAGATATAGCTGGTAAGGATGGAATGAGTGCTTTAACCAATATTAAAAATACATTTAAAGAACTTGGTGCCGTAGTAATGAAAGAACTTGGTAAACCCTTGAATGATGCATTGGTTAATATAAGAGACAATTTTTTTACAGAAGAAAATATCCAAAAAATTAAAACAGGATTAAAAAATGTTGTAGGAATTATTAAAAGTGTAGCTACAGTTGTTATGAATTTATTAGAGGGAATATATAATATTGTAGATGTTCTATCATTTGGGTCATTGACTGATTTTGATGAATTGTTTCCGAAACAAGAAAGTGTAATGGATTTCAATAGTTCAGGAGGTTCACATTTAATCCTTACACCAAAAGGTAAAATGTTAAAAACAAATCCAAGAGATACTGTTAGGGGTTCTACACAAGTTAATGATTTCTCAAGTGGGCCAGCGGGAAGTATGCCACTTGGAAGTCCAACATCAGATGGATTATTGGCTAAAATTGTTGAACAAAATGAAGTTTTGATTAGAGCAATAGAAAGAAGTCCAGGAAAAATGGCTGAACAGATTGAGAGGTTTAGATAATGAGTTTACTAAACTTAAAAAGTATATTTAGTCCAGAGAACACAACAAAATTTCAAGACAATCAAAGTAATTTGACAACTTTAGATAGTAAATTTGACAATGGACTTAATATTCCAATAAAATCTAATTTATTAAACTTAAATAGTAAATTTGACAATGGTTTAGATAAACCAATTTTATCCAATTTATTAGATAGTTCATTTGATACTATATTTGATGATGGTATTTCATCTAATTTTGCATTATATACTGAAAATCAACCAAATGGGGCTTTTGATACTAAATTAAATTACAACCAAAGTTCATTAATTGGACAAACTTATGGATTTGATATTAGTATAAGTCCCCCAACATTAGATTCATTGTTAAGAGGAAGAGTTTATAATCAATCACAATATAGTCAAAACTTTACAAATGATACTTTATTTGTATCACCTGAAAACCATCCATTTGAAAATAGTTCTTTTTTAACTGATTCATTCGATACAAGAGCTCCATTTGCAAAAGAAAGAACATTGTACTTCAACACTGGTTTTACATTAAGTGGTGGTTCTTTTATGAACACTAATGATTTAGAGTTAAACAACGAATTTTTTATAAAAAACAATCCACAGGATAAGTTTGATACAAAATTTGACTACACAACTCAGTCACATATTAATACAACTTTTGCAACACCAGGTACTCCTCCATCGTGGCATCCAAATGTTCCTGGTAATCCTATTGAAATGTCAGTATCCCCATTAGATAATGTTTTAAGGGGAGGAGTTTATGAACAAATAAGATTCAGTCATAATTCAACAATTACAACCAATCGACAATTTGTAGATGATATAAATGATGTAACAGGAAATCACCCATTTTTAAATGATTCATTTGACCCAAGAAGTAACCTTGAGGGATTGATTAAAGATAGAACAATATATCAAAATACAGGTAATTCTTTCAGAAAGCCATCAATAAATCCTGAAGTAACATTCGGAACTGCAGGTATTCAATCCCCGTATTCAGGTGGTGATATTTTTAATTCCATACATGGTGGAAATTATGGTGCTGGTGGTGTGGATTTAGAATCTTTAGGTGTTAGTTTTTATAATGGTGCAGATAGTGATAAAAATTTAAGTTGGGAATCATTGTATAATTCAAATCATACACCTAAAAACAATCCAAAATGGAAAGGTGGTAATTTAGAAGCACTTAATTATGGTTCAATTGTCAATAGAGATAATTTAAAAATTGGTAAAAGAGATCATGTGATTGGTGAAAGATATGGTTTTAGTAGAGGTGATGAACCATATGTTGTTAGTCCAATTGGTAATGAGGGTAGAGAAAAAAATAAAGGTGGTAGGTCTGTTCCAATTACAAGAGCTCTAACTGATGGTGATAGGATATTAAATTTCTTAACATCTACAGAAGGAATAAATTTTGCATTAAGACAAAATATTAATATTCCAATTGAAAATACAGTGTTTAGTTCTAAAAATGTAGGAACACCAGGATATGGTTTATTCAGGGCCCCACAAAGATTCGGTACATCTTATAATCCATTTTCAAGTCTTGTAGCCTCATCTGCAAGAGCTTTAGGACAATCAGTTCCAAATATATTAATTAGAAAATCAGAAGCTGAGTTAGGTGCTGCTGCTCTTGGACTTATAGGTGATGCTATTCCAAAAACAAAAATTGGTGATAAACTTAATGACATAGCTGATTTATTAACACCAAAAGAATACATGGTTAATAATATTAATCCTGCATTACCAAGCTTTTCAATCAATGATACATTTACAAATGGTCTTCCAGCAGGGGGAGGACTTATTTCACAAATTGGTGATGCGTTATCAAGTTTAAATCCATTCAATCCAGGAACAGTAGTACCTAAAACAACAGTTGGTGATAGAATGACATTGGCTGAAATGTTTAGTGGTGGTGATTCTTTAACTTCTGCGGGAGTACCCTCAGTAGGAACTACTATAAAACGAGGTCAGCTTCCAATAGATTGGAAGATAATAACTGCAGATGTTGATGGTGAATCAGATGGAATGCCATTTTACTTCAAAGATTTAAGAGATGATACTTATATATTTTTTAGAGCATTCATTGAGGGGTTGACAGAAAACATTTCACCCACATACGCTCCTACGAATTATATAGGTAGAAGTGAACCTGTTTGGACTTATGAAAGAGCAGAGAGAGAAATAAGTATGACATTAAAACTCGTTGCACAAACAAGAGATGAACTAACAGAAATTTATAAAAAAATGGATAGATTAACATCAATGTGTTATCCTAAATATGAAGGTGATGATTATGGTAATAGAATGAAGCCACCATTATCTAAATTAAGATATGGTGAATTGTATGGAAAAACAAATAAAGAATTAATGGGTTATTTAAAATCCATATCTTATTCAATCGACCAATCATCAACTTATGAAACAGAAAGTGGTGCTAGAGTTCCAAAACATGTACTTGCAACAATCGGATACCAAGTGATTCACGACAAAGCTCCAAGATTAGGAACTAAATTTTATGGGATAAATCAATAATGGCTAGATACGAAAACACAAAACAATTAAGAAAAAATAAAAAATCATATTATGCTACTACAATTTATAATAAAGTAGAAGAAAATAATTCTGATATGTACTTTATATCTCAAGAGGGTGATAGATGTGATAATTTAGCAAACAGGTTTTATGGTGACCCAACACTTTGGTGGTTTATTGCAAAAGTTAATAATCTAACCACAAATAACATATCAGCAGGAACATCATTAAGAATACCAAGTTCTCTTGAAGACGCAATAGGTTTATAATTATGATACATGAGAGAATATTTGGATCTCCAATCGATGATAAGGTTAAAGAAGAATTAGAAAAAAGACAACATCAAAAAAGAAATAGTGATAATGTGTTACAATCACTTGGTGATACAACTCCTGAATATAATCTAAGTGAAAGAACACCATTTGTTCGTATGTGGACATCCATGAAATTTATTACACCAGAAGTAATTGAGGAAACTTTAGAAACTTTTGAGGTTTTTGAAGATGAAGGATCAGCTGTAGCTTTATCAAGGGCTACCGAATATAGTAGAGCAAATGGAATCTCTCAGATAAAAGACATAAAAGATTCCGATGGTAAAATAATAAAGTATGCTGTATACGACCCATATGCGAGAGATAGAGTGGACTACGCTACACAAACATATATTGTTGGTGATTATAATTATCAAAAAGCTTATGGTTCTTCAAAAGCTAGTCAAACAAATTTTAAATTATTAGACCCATCTCAAAGCGCTGAAGCTAAAGTTGCCAAAGCAGCTTTTCCAAGACTATTAAAAGATAATCCTTTATTAAAACCACAAGCTGGTATCACATCTGCAGTATCAGAAACACAAGAATTTTTAGGAGCTATTAAAAAAACAACTGTAAACTTTGTAGTTCATAACTTTTTTGATTTTGATAGAATCTATAATAGATATTTTTTAAAACCAGGCGCCACCATATTTGTTGACTTTGGATGGTCAGATATTGTATCACTTTACACACCTGAAAAAATGTTAGAGAGTGATGATATTATGTCATTTTTATATGATGATAACACTGGACAAATTTCACAAAATCCAGATAAATTAGAAGTAATACAAGGTATAGTTGTGGATTATAGTTCTAAAATATTACCTAATGGTTCAGTTGAGTGTTCAGTTACACTTCAATCAACAAATAGTGCTTTATTGAATCAATCAACTGATGTATCAACAACAAGACGAATACAAGACATTTTAATGAATGGAACACGTTATTTAGGTATTATACCAACTTTAAAATCAGATCCTGCAACGACAGAAGAATTAAAAAGATTTTTATTAACTCCCAATAAAGTGGGTGATTTTGGATCTGTTGAAACATTCGAAGAAAATTTAAGAACCAAGTCTAAAATAATATTATCATCAGATGATATGCAACCTGAAGGAAATCCTGTTAGAACTGGTGTTTACGTCAGTAGTTTAACAGCAGATGATGTTTATATTAGTTTAGGGTTTTTTGAAGATATTATTATGAATGAACAATTTGGATTTGGAAAGGATGTAGCTGAGATAAATAAAGGAAAAAATTTAGAAGTTAGAATGGATTCAAGTAATTCTTTCATATCTTTTAGTGACAGTTTGTTTTTAAAGCAAAAAAGTTTAATATCTACATCTGACACACCTGCATTTTTATATCCAAAATCTTGGGGTGATACTGATATTGATGGTTTAGGCTCTTATAGTCATCAAATGGGTAAATACCCAAAAAAGTTTTATTCTACAGAACCTGGTGCTAAATCTCATACAGAACAAGACAAAGCTAAAAAAAGAATACCTATAAGGGAATTATTCATAAATGCTGAAACGATTATAAGCGCATTTGAATTAGAAAAAGATATTAAATCTATTATAGGTGAAATTTTAAGACAAATTAATGAAGATAGTGATACTTTATTTAATCTTTCGATAATGGGTGGTGGAGTAGGTATTGGAAATGAACTTAAAATAATTGATAATAACAAAGTCGCTTCTATAGATAATCAAAATCCACAATTTTTTACTAATATGTTTACTTTTAATGTTATGTCTCCAAATTCAATTATTAGAGATTATAATTTAGAGTTTAAATTACCATCAGATGATATAGGTAACATGTATGCAATTCAAGGTATGGGTAATGAAAATAAAATATATCCAGCTAGTGATTTGTTGGATGATGTTGTAGCTATGAACTCTTTGGACAAAGATTCTTTATCAATATTATATCGACCTGATTTAGGTTCATATAGAGCAGAGCAACTATCTTCAGAAGATTCAAAAGATGGTGAATTGTATGATGTTTATCAAAATATTCACAGTTTATTATCAACAAATATTTATAATGTTAGTGCTAAGAGGACATTTGAAAAAATAAGTAGACCATTACCATTTAGAAGTCAAGATGAATATGAACAATTTAAGAATCCTCCACCAGCACCAAAAACAACAATTCAAAGTAGTTTAATTAATAAACATAATAGGGAACTTGTTGCTGCTGGTTTTCGAGTAGTTATAAGTCAGAAAGAATTTTATAAGAAAGAAGTGATTAAAGAATCTGTTGTATCTATTGTAGATAGACCAAATTTATTACCATTCACAATTACATTAACCATTTATGGAATTTCTTCTATTCAACCAGGTGATACATTTAGAGTTAATTACTTACCAGAACTTTATCAAAAAAATACTTTTTTACAAACTATGAATGTTGCACATAATATAAACTCTGATGGGTGGTTCACTACTTTGGATGCTCAATTTAGACCATTACCAGATGTTAAAAAAAGTCATTATAATGAAGTTAAAAACGCAAAACCTTATTATTCTCCATTTTATTTACAAGAAATTTATCAAATTATTAAAGATAAATTTTATAATATTAATTGGAAATATGGAAATCCAACAAATAATAAAAAAGTAGATTTAAAAAAAGTAAATGGAAGAGAGTCATTTACTCTTGCACAAATTACAGAATATATGACTAAAATAGAACCTTATAATTTTGATTTTCCATCTAAAAGAAGTTCAATTAAATCTATTTATTCTTTTGAAGTTACAGATGAAATTACTAAAGAATTGGGTGATAAAAATTGGATTGGTAGTTTTAATTATGAATGCCCACAAGAGTATGAAATGATAGAGGGTTCTAATATGGTGGGAGGTGAAATAGTTTATAGTAGAAAAGATGTGAAATATTTAGATATTAATGGGGCAATCAATGATTTACAGTATTACCAACCATATCCAGTACAATTTTTACCAGGTGAAAAACTTTACTTTGTGTATAATGAAGATGGGGCGGGATTTTTTACAGATGAGTCTGGTGTAAAATATGAAAATTTAAAAAAGTTTGATACTCCAATAGGACAAGCTATGACATTTCCAAAAAAGAGACCATTAACTGAATATGAAAAAGAAAAACGAGTAGAAGCTAAAATTGATTATAATAAGCCTGGAAGACATAAACCACGAATTTAAAATAAAAAGCTTGTTTTATTCAAATAAATGTTATATATTGAGATACGATGTATTGTGTTATACCTATATTTAAAGAACCTTTCCTACATCCATTACACGAAAACAATGGATTATCAGCTTTATGGTGTCAACCAGAATCTGCAGAAGAACCATTCTTTGTGATTCAAAAACATCCTGATTCAGATGATATACTTCAAGATTACAAATGGTTAGATGAAGAATTTATTATTACACCTGATAAAAAAATATTAAATCATTTCTATGAATTTAAAGATGTAGTGGATAAAAACTTTATTTGGTGGAATGAAACAGGTAAACCATTTGAGAAAAATATATCCAACAATGCAATAGATTTCCTGAGTAACAAGTTCTACAATGTTAAAAAACTTAACGAAATCATACCATTATCGAAACATAATGAGTATTGTAGTGACATCTATAAAGGAATGGCTAGAGCATATACGGGTGAGAACGATGAATATATGAATGATGTTGTGAAAGCATTTACATCAATTGAGAAGAATGGTATCAAGGTTTCAGATGATATATGTGATATATTTGACATTAGAGTAAAGAAACATATATCTAATGGTAAATTGTATTCACAATACAATCTATGGACAACAACAGGTCGTCCAAGTAATTCATTTGGAAGTGTTAACTTTGCAGCTCTACCACCTGAGAAGAGAAAAGGGTTTGTAGCTGAAAACGATTCATTGATAGAGTTTGACTTTGATGCATATCACTTGAGATTGATTGCTGACTTGGTTGATTATGATTTTGGTAAAGATTCAGTACATCAACACCTTGCAGATTTCTATGGTTCAACATATGAAGAATCTAAACAAATATCATTTAAATTACTTTATGGGGGAATAACAAAGGAAATAAGAGAAAAAGTACCTTTTTTCAATAAAGTACATACTTATATAAATAAGAAATGGAATGAAATAAATACTCATAATTGTGTTTATACTGATATTTATAGACGGAAACTATTATTTAAGAACTATGAAGATATGAATAGAAATAAAGTTTTTAACTATTTAATTCAGGCTTATGAGACTGAATCTAATATTAAGAAGATTTTATTAATTCAAGACTATTTATTAGGGAAGAAGACAAAATTGGTTTTATATGGATATGATAGTTTCCTATTTGACTTTTCTAACCAAGATGGAGTGGAAACTTTGAAAGAAATAAAATCAATTTTAGAAGAAAACAAACATTACACCAAATCCAAAATGGGTTTAAATTATGGTGAAATGCAAGACATTACAAAGAGGTTATAAGTATGGATTTAATCGAAGAATTTTTAGATGATATATTAACAGATTGGGCATATCGTGTTCACGATGGAATGCCTAACCCAAAAAACTCAAAACATCTCAAAGAACTACATTTAACTTTAATGGATTATGATATTCCAAATGACATTATATATGAAGTTATTCAAAATTTAGTCATCAATGAGGATGGTGGACTTTCAGATAAAGAAAAAGAAAAAGCTAAGAAAATGAATTTAGTTCATCTTGGAAAAGGTGCTTATGGAAAAGAAGGTGGTGAAGCTTCACATCAAGCTGTAGATGGAAAATTAGTTGCAAAAGGTGATAAGGAAGAACCTGAAAAAGAAACCAAACCACCTATGAAAATTGATGCTAATCCATTTGATGATAAAGAAAACAAAGATTCAAAAGGAAAAAATATAAGTGATAAAAGTCAAAAAATAGTTGGTGATTTTGATACAAGAATTACTAAAAATAATGAATTTTTAAGTGGTGATAAAAAACAATTGGTAAAAAAAGTATCAGAAAAAATAAAAGTTCTATATGATGAAGATGCAACATCCGAACAACAAAAAGAAGCCGCTCAATGGGTTGTTGATAATGCTGGTTTTTCAGCTAATGAAATACCATCAACAGGAAAAAGAAAAGCTTATCTTAATAAATTAGGTGGTGATAGAAAGATACTTGGAAATGGAACAACAAATACAGAAAATTTAGTTAAAAAAGTAGAATCATTAGTTGGTAAATTGAAAACATTTGATTCTAAGGGTACAAAACAAGGATTCACCACAGCTGCTAAACCTGATTTAGGTAATGAAAATATTGTTAAACCAAAAGACGATGAAAGAGTAGCTGAATATTTTTCTAATCATCCAATATTGCAAAAAATAAGAGGTGGGTTACATGGTATATTTGGAGTTAAAGGTGATGATGGTAATATTAAAATGCCAAGTAGTGAACACTCAAAAGATTATTTAAGTCAAAGTTTTAATAATCCAGCTCTTCAGAATACAATAGATTTTGCTAAAAAACAAACTCAAGAAGGTAATGTTGATGAAAAAGTTGTTACATCATTAGAAAGTCACCAAAATAATTTAAAAAATATTTTAAAAAGTTATGAAATACCAAGTGAAGAAGCTCAACAAGCTATAGCTGATAGTTATAATGATTTAATGGTTGGGTTACATAAATCTGATTCTGATATTGCTAATTCGATTATGAAACAAATTGCTGAGAATAATTTATATGAACAAGAATTAGCTGCTGGTGAAGAAGTTTATTTACCATCTGCTGGTAACTTTCCAGCTGGAGATAAAATAAAAGGTGGAACTACTGAAAGAGTTGCATTGGTTAGTTGTAAATTTGGTAAAGCTGGTAGGATATATGGTTGTCCTGCTAATTCTAAAACAATTTGTGAATTACATCCAGATGAAAGTAAACAAAATAATCAAGGACAATATCTTGGTGAAAAAGGACATACATTAGTTATCAATGATAATCTAATCAAAGGTAAAAGTAAAGTAGAAACTAAAGAAAAAACAAAAGGATTTATTGAAAAGACATTAAAAGAAGTTAATTTGGGTGATACATTTTCAGATGAAGAAACAACGGAAATAGCAAATATTACAGCTGACTATATGGAAGAAATTGATAATATAAAAAAAGAATTAAGTAGTATAGATTTTCCAAATGAAGGTTCTAAATGGAAAGAGTTTAGTAAAAGAGTAAAGGTAATTGAAAGTGATTATAAAAAAAGAATGGGTAAAGTTGTTACTAAAGAACATGCAGCTACTTTGATAGGTGAAAATAATGCTGGAAATTTAGTTCAAACGGGTGGTGTTAAAGTTGAGGCACTTATGTCAACCATTGAAATTGCAAATAATATTAGAACAAATACATCTTTAAATGAGTTGGAACATAACAAACAATATTATGATGAAAATGGAAAACCAAAATTTGTTACGGATAAAGGTAATCAAAATCCTGATGACTATTCAATAACATTTAGAACTAAAAGAACTCCTGGTAGAACTGGTGGTGGTTGTCAATTATCATTTACAGGTGATGGGAAGACACCAAATACAAGTTTAAATAAAGATGGTAGTGTTACAGATTCACAAACTGGTGAGGAAATAGAAGCGTAATGAAATCTCAACTACTATGTACATTTACAACAAAAAATAATCTTGATAATACCATCAAGAAAATCACAGATGCCTATTCAATTGTATTTAATAAAGTGTATGTATTACAAAATGAAAACAATGTGAATGAATTAATTTGTACATACAATGTAGATACTCAAGGTGGTGTGGATTACAATAAAGTAGAGGGAACTATTTCACTACATAGAAAAAAACATTCCAATACATTGTATACCATCAATGCATTAAATGAATGTATAAAGAATTTAAACAATGGTGTTATGGATTCTAAATTTATAATGCCGTGGGAAAACTTTAAAAATATGTTATTAATAACAAATTCAGATGGATTAAATAGAATCAATACAAGAATATTCAAAATAGAAAAAGTCTAAAATGGAGAAACAGGTTATGGAAAAGAAAGAATCAACATTATATTACTTTTATTCAATTGGTTGTGCTTATTGTAATAAAGTAGAGCCGATTGTAGATGAACTTAATTCAAAAGGTTATGAAATTCAAAAAATTGATATATCAGATAGTCAAAACAGATTATTTAAACATGAAATTGAAACAAAATTTAAATTTAAATGTGGAACGCCGTGGTTAATTGACTCTGAAACAGGTAATTCAATATGTGGTTGGAAAGATGAAGAAACAATAAAAAAATGGGCAGATGGGGAAAAAATACCTAATCCACCTACACCTAAAGGGGATGCGCCGAAACTACCAACAGATTTTTTTGATGAGTCACAAGTTAAACTATTTACAAAAAAATATAAAACATGGGCAAAAAAAAATACACACTTACATGGATTACAAACTTCTGAAGAAATTATTAATAAATTTAGAAATGGTATTACACAAAGAAAAAATCAAAAACAATCTTTAGATGGTAGAGTAACATCAATTGAAGAAAAATTAGATAGGTTGATGAATCATCTCGGAGTTAAATGAGTTTTAAGTTTAAACCAAAAGTAACAGTTGATAGGGAAGCTACCAACGAAGAATTACAGAATATAGAAAAATCAGAACAGATGTTAAAGGACGAAAAGAAACTTCCTCCAACATCTCAAATGGTTCGAGACTTAGCTGTTACTCATTGGAAGAGTTTGAAAGCCTTTATGAGGGGAAAGCATGTGATTGTTCCTCAAGAGGTAGCAGAAGAAAGATGGGATGAATGTATTAAATGTGATAGGTTATTATATGATGAAATTAATCCCGATACAGATAAGAAAGATGGACGATGTATAGAGTGTGGTTGTTTTATGAATGTTAAAACTCACTACGCTACAGCAGAGTGTCCAATTGATAAATGGAAAAAATTTGAAAAAAAATAAAAAAAAGCTTGTATAGAAACAAAATTATTCGTATATTTATGTACGAGTATAAAATAGGTTATATGGTTATATGGAATAACCATAAACAATAAACGATAAAAGATAAAACACAGGAGAAATACAAATGGATATAGATGCTATAAAATCCAAACTAGCAACATTACAATCAACTTCAAATACAAAAGATAACTTTTGGAAACCTGAACCAGGTAAACAAGTTGTTCGTGTTGTTCCTTACAAACATAATAAAGATAACCCATTTATTGAGTTATTCTTTCATTATAACTTAGGTAATAATAAAACTTACCTATCACCTCTTTCATTTGGAAGACCAGACCCAGTAGCTGAATTTGCTGACAAACTTAAATCAACAGGTAATAAAGACGAATGGATTCAAGGCAAAAGACTTGAACCTAAAATGAGAA